CTCAGTAATAGCTACTGCCGGATTTACCGGTTCATTGCAAGGAACAGCTTCTTATGCCACACAAGCTCTTAGTGCTTCATACGCACCTGCAGGTGCAGTAGCTCCAACTTTTCCTTACACAGGTAGCGCAATTATTTCCGGTTCATTAACAGTAACAGGAAGTTTATTGGTGCAAGATACCGCCGGAAAAACTAACATTGATTCGCAAAATAGGTATCTATATGATGCAGGACCACTATCACCTCCGAATGCAGTATCTGTATTATCGGTTGATTGGCATTCTAGATACTTGTACGATGCTAGTGGTGTACTTTCATCAGATTATCATCGTCGTAAATTGTATACAAATAATGGTACTGGTGTGGCATTACTTTGGAACAACTCTACTTTTTTAAATTCAGAGGTTTATCAACGTGATTACAAATCAGCCGCAACACAAGATCTTGTATCAACCAATTATTCTGATCCAGCAAGATCTTACCTAGGAGATGTAATCGAAGTCGATGGTACAACTTCCGTTATAGATAGCACAGTAACAGAAGGAATGTTGGTTTATCTATTTACAAATAATAAATGGATTCCAGTTGAGCAAGCCAGCACAAGAGCAACGTTGCTATTAGGCATTGCACATGATTTAGAATTATTACCACCAAATCCACCACCATTTCCAACAAATAAACTTGGAAAGATTTTACTAGAAGGCCATGTTGTAATTGATGATACATCAACTGCAGGTCCTCACGTTACATCTGCAGATTATGGTATGCCGGTCTATATTAAGGATAGTACTACAACCGGAACCATGTCGACAGTTGTTCCTACCACAACTGGTAGCAATAACGTAGTAAGAGTGTTAGGCCATTGTTACCAAAAAAACTCAGGTACCGCAACACAATGGATAATGAAATTTAGGCCATCAAACGATTGGGTAATACAGTAGTAATTTAATTACAACGCATCTTGGAATATACAAATAATTTTCATATATTAAAATAAAAAGGAACTAATCATGACCAGAAAACTGGACAAGGAACATTTAGAAGAAATTCAAACGTTAAGAGATTCATTTGCAAAGAATGCAAACACATTAGGCAATATTGCAATTGAATTGCATATGTTAACTAGACAACAAGAACTAGTTACTGAAGAACAACACAAATACATTACTCAATTTGAATCATTAACAAAACAAGAATCTGAGCTTTTAGAAAAAATGCGAGAACGTTATGGTGATGGCCAGATTAATATTGCAGATGGAACCTTTACTGCCGATGCTGGTTTGACACAATGATATCATATTTATATAAAAAAATTATAGGAGTAAAATAATGGCAGAAAGACAAATCGGATCGGGTATAGTTTCACCGGGTGTGTTCACTCAGGAATTCGATCAATCATTTTTAGCTGGAGGTGTAGCACAAATAGGCGCAGCAATTGTAGGATCAACCGTAAAAGGACCTGCATTAATACCTACACAAGTAACATCATTTGGTGAATTCCAAGCAATATTTGGATCATACACTGATGATTCATATGTTCCATTCGTAGTGCAAGACTATTTAAGAAATGGCAATGTAATTACAGTAACACGTTTATTGTATGAAGATGGATACAAATTAACTAATGGTTCATTAGCAGTTATTGCTCAATCAGGATCAACAAAAATTGTAACACACGTACTTCATCCAACACAACCAGTAACAACAACGGGTGCTACAGCATTATTTGAAGACTCTGTATTGCTTGATGCAGGTAATGGTGCATTTGCATTAAAAATTAGTGGATCATTTGTAGCAGCTGCATCAACCCCAATTGGTTTCACCGGAGCATTTTTGGTAGCAGAAGGCGGTGCAATTTCTAGTTCAATTGTTCCAACAGCAAATAAATATTTAAGCAAAGTTTTTGGAACATCACCAAAATCAAATGATTATCCAGTATATGTTCAATATGAAAATACAACTGCATATTCATCATTTGCAAATTTAGCTCAAGTTACAATGTCACTAGAGCGTGCATCTAATTATGAATTATTGCAAGATTACCAGACCGCAGCTACACCATATATTACATCACAAAAAATTGGTAGTACTACAAAAAATTTAATTAAATTCCATACTTTATCTCATGGCACAGCTGTAAACTTTGAAGTTAAAGTTGGCATTAAAGATATAAGATTATCAAATGAAATTGCAGACCCTAGTGGGTATGGTTCATTTACGGTTGAAGTTCGTCGAGTTAATACTTTAAATCCATCACCAGGAATTGCAAATTCACCATATACATCACAAGACACAGACAAAGTACCAGATACCGTAGAAACATATGTAAATGTAAATTTGAATCCAAATTCACCTAGATACATTGCAAAAATTATTGGAGACCGATATAGCACAGTAACAGATGCTGGTAATATTCAAGTAAATGGAGATTATCCAAATCTTTCTAAATTTATAAGAGTTGAAGTTGAAGACGGTGTAGCAAATGCATCAAATGATAAAACATTGGTACCATTTGGATTCCGTTCATTAGCATCACCGGTACCGATGTTTAGTAGTTCAATTAACTTGGAAGCAGTATCTTACAAGACATCACAAGTAGTTTCTTCAGAATATAATTCTAAAAATTATTTTGGATTTAATTTTACAAACCAAAACAATTTAAATTATTTAGCTCCAACTCCAACATCAGGATCTGTAACAGGAAGCAACGTTGATTTTTATTTAGGAGATGTATCACAAGATGCACAAGCTTCTTATCCAACAGTAGCCACTGCATATTCAGGAACATTGGAAAATGCATTAACTACTACAACTTTTACCGATAACATTGCAGTAGCATCACGTAAGTTTATTGTTGCATTGCAAGGTGGATTTGATGGAACAAGACCTAACTTACCAAAATATAACGGAACAAACATTGCAGCATCAAACACATTTGGATTTGATTGTTCAACTTCAACTAGTCCTGGTACCGTTGCATATAATAAAGCATTTGCTTTGTTGAGCAATACTGATTATTATGATATCAACATGTTATTAACACCTGGTATCATTGACAGTATACATCCATTAGTAACTAGTGCAGCAAGAACATTGGCTGAAACAAGACAGGATGTATTTTATGTAATGGATTCAAACGTATTAACTGATTCAATCACAACCGTTGTTAGTCAGGTAACTACATTGGATAGCAATTATACAGCAGCATATTGGCCTTGGGTAAGAATTGTAAATCCAGGTAAAAATATTCCAATTTGGGTTCCGCCATCGGTAGTTGTTCCGGGAGCATTAACATTCAATGATGCAGTAGCTGCACCATGGTATGCACCAGCTGGATTAAACAGAGGTGGATTAACAAATGTATCTGATACATATGAAACATTGTCTCAATCTAAACGTGACACATTGTATGAAGCACGCATTAACCCTATAGCAAACTTCCCTAACGATGGTGTATGTATTTGGGGGCAAAAGACATTGCAAGCTCGTCCAAGTGCATTAGACCGAGTAAATGTGCGAAGATTATTAATCACAGTTAAGAAGTTTATTGCATCAGCAACAAGATATCTTGTATTTGAACAAAATACATCACAAACAAGAGATAGATTCTTAGCAATAGTTAATCCGTATTTAGAACAAGTACGTGCACAACAAGGCTTATCAGCATTCCGTGTTGTAATGGATGGAACAAATAATACACCTGATTTAATTGACATGAATATTTTATATGGTCAATTATTTTTACAACCAACAAGAACCGCTGAATTTATTGTTTTAGATTTCAATATTCAAGCAACAGGCGCAACATTTCCTGAATAGTAACATTTAATGTATTAAAGGTAGGATATTAGTTCTACCTTTTTTACTATACTTATATTTATAAGAAAATAAATAGGATTAAATTATGGCATTAAATGAACAAGTAAATGGCGCGTTAACGGATTTTGGTACAGAATCTGGATTTTATAGTAATGCATTTTCGTGGGAACCAAAAAAACAACATCAATTTATTATGTCAATTGGCGATATTCCTTCATTTTTAATTAAAGCATCAGCAAAACCTAGTATAGCTAATGGTGAAATTACATTAGATCATATCAACGTACAACGATATGTAAAAGGTAAGTCTGTTTGGAATACAATCACTGTAACATTGTATGATGCAATTGTCCCATCAGGAGCACAAGCAGTAATGGAATGGGTACGATTACATCATGAATCTGCAACAGGTAGAGATGGGTATTCTTCATTCTATAAAAAAGAAATTAGATTGAAACAACTTTCTCCTTTAGGTGAAGTAATTGAAGAATGGATCTTAAATGGTACATACATTGTTGATGCAAACTTTGGATCATTGGATTGGTCTACTGAAGATGTTGTTAACATTGAAATGACATTAAGATACGATTGGGCATTCTTAAGCTTCTAATCATAAAACAAATTATAATGGGGGCAATGACCCCCATTTTTAGGTTATACATATATTTATATTAAAGTTATAAAGGAACATAATGGCACAATTAACAGATCGAGTTTCTCCAAATCAAAACATTATTGATATTGCAAAACAACAATGGGAAACTACTAAACGCAATACTATTCCAACCGAAATAGTACAATTACCATCTGCAGGTAAAATATATCCTAAAACAAGTACATTAAGTAGTGGTCAATTAGAAATGCGATATATGACTGCATATGATGAGGATATTTTAACTAATGCATCATTTTTACGAGAAGGCATTGTCTTAGACAAACTATTAACTAGTTTAATTGTAACTCCCGGCGTATTAGTA